GCCTTCTCGCGCGCCTCAAAGTTAGCGCTCAGAGTAGTAGCGTCCATTAGGACCCCCTTAGTTGGAAAGAGCGCGGACTAGTGCACGCGCGGAAGTGATTTCGTCGGATTCGGGTTCGGCATCGTCGTCAATGCCCGCCGCGATTTCGGCTAGCTCTTCGGCCTCCGACTCGACTTCGATTTCTAGCGAGATGCCTAGGCAAACCTCGATAGAACGAAGCGCGGCGTCCGTGGTCGGGTAAGCCGGATTCAGAACCGGCCCCAGCTCTCGCACGTCCATGGACGTGATCTCACGGATAGGAAGCCCGGTCTCCGGGTCATCCTGGGAAGCGCGCCGCTGTCCGTCCGCGTTCACGTAGAAGGTGAACGAAGACCCGTTGACGTCGCCACGCTTTAGAAGCTCGGCTAGGTCGCGGCCAACGGTCGTGTTCGGCAGGTCGATTTCATACCAACCGCCTTCGCCGTCTTCGCCGGTCCGCAGCGTTCCCGCAGACTGCCGCCCAAGCACGTTGTTGTTATCGTGATTGAACGTGGCGAAGACGTCGTTTACGCCTAGGGAGCGTTCGCCAGCACCCGGCAGAATCCGCTCACGGAATCCGCCTAGGTTGTGGCTCAGCTCATTGAAGCGGTAGGCATATCCGCGCATCGTGATGGTGTCGCCATCAGTCGCCCGAATCTCCGCCGTCCCCGTTAGGTTCCGGCGCTCCGCTATCGTCATTCGTTCCCCCCTTACCGGGATCAGGGCCGATGTGGGCGGGTGTCTCTCCCGCCGTAGTGACCGGCGGTACGTAGTCCGCTTCAACGTCCACGAACTTGATCGGGACGCGGAAAACTTGGCCTTGACCGTTCGGCAGGGGCGCTAGGTCTTCCCAGCCCCGAACTTCGTCAATGCAGTAGACGCCGTTCATGAGCCCGGTCTGATACATAGTCATTCGCTCGTTCGGGGCACCGCGCTGGATTCCGTCAAGGCTGAACTTGACGAATAGCTGCCGGTTCGCGGACTCAGCGAAGAGCAGGCGCGTAAAGCCCGCCTCGATCCGCTCAAGCCACGGCCGAAGAGAGAACATGGCAAACGCCTGATTCTGCTCGGCGAGACCGGAGCCCCACGACGTTGAGTTAGTCGCGTCGGAGATCAGGTGAGGCGGGACGCCGAAGATACGGGCGATTTCCGGGACCTGAAACTGTCGGGTCTGTAGAAACTGAGCTTCGTCCGGCGACATGGCGATCTTGGAGAACGATGCGCCTTCGGTCAGCAGCGCCACCCGGTGAGCGTTGTCCGCCCCTGAGTTAGCCATCCGCCACGCGTCACGCGCACGGGCCATGCCGTCCTCAGACATCGCGCCCGGAACAGTCACAACCGCGCCCGGAATCGCGCCGTTCGCAAAGAACTTCGCGCCGTACTTCTGAGCCGCAATGCTCAGGCCGATGGACTCACGCGCGTAGGCGATAGGGCTAACGCCCGTGAAGTCGCCCGGCAGCATCATCCCGGGAATGTGCAAGATATCGCGGGCCGTGAACCAACCTAGGGCAACTTCGTGCCCGTCCTGGTCAACGTCCCAACAGTCAAAGACCTTACGGCGCTTGCCGTCCACAATGACCGTGTGCGTCATGACCTTAGAAGGGTCGATGACGTCCAGGGCAACAATGTTCGGCCCGTTCCACGTCACAGCGACGTACGCATTACCGTCCAGCAACAGGGACAGCATGATCTGAGAAATCAGGTCGATGCGGCCAATACCACCGGGCTCCGCTGTCGGGTAGTCCAGCCAAAACGGAGACTTGACTTCCTTCCGCGTACCGCCCCGCTTCGTGTACGTGGAAACCGGCAGGGTCGCCACGGTCTCACTCAGCAGCCGGATACACGCGAAGACCGCGCTAACCGTCATGGACGTAGCCGCGTTGACAGTCTCGCCAGACTCAGCGGTCATTCCCGGGAACGGGAACATATTGCCGGAGACGTCATCCCAGACGCGCTCTTCGGCCTTCGCCTCAGGTGCCCGGAACAGGCTGGACCAAAAACCCATGCGGGCACCCCTCACGTAAGGGCGACCCACTCAATTGAGTAGGTCGCCGGTCAGTCGTTGAATAGGTCGGAAGTTCCGCCGTAAGCCCAGGCCGTACCGTCTTCGCGGTGGCCGGTAGCGATGATCGGAGCGTCATGGACAAGCCCCGCGTTTTCCTCGCGCCACATCACAGCGCCGTGAACGGCAAGGATCATGGCAATGGCAAGGTCGATCTTCCGGCGAGAAGCGGCGTATTCCTTCGTGACGCGCGCGCCGTTCTTATCCTCACGGAGCACCGCGTTACCGACGTGCCGGGCAAGCGCCGGATTCCCGTCATGGGACAACCGGCCATCGCGGGCAGCGTCGTACACGGCCTGAGTAGCCGGGACCATGCGCTTAAGACTGTTCGTCGGGAACGCCTCAACCGGATGCCCCTCGGCCTCAAGGTTGTCTAGCGTCTCTTCCCAGCGGTACGGGTCGGCAACAAGGTTCCGGACCGTGTACGCGGCAAGCGCATCGTTCAGCGCCGCCCGGACGTCCGCCATAGGCACACGCCAATGAGCGTCATCCGCCGGTGCTTCCCAGTGCCCCAGCACGAACACCCGAAGGTCTTCGGTCCGGCAGGCAACAAGCGCGGTGCTGTCGCCCTTCCAGGACCCGTCAAAGCCCAGTACAACGGCCGTTCCGGGCTCTAGGGTGTCTTCGGTCCCTAGGGAGTCCCAAAGGCCGTGAGGCAGCCACGTAGACGCGCCACGGACGAACTGAGACAGCCGGTAGATCCGGAAGCTAGCCTCACTGCTCCGCTGAGACGCGGCCTTGAAGTCTTCCGGGTTCAGAATGTCGTAAGACGGATTACACGCACGCCAGACCTCAGGGTCTAGGTGGTCCACCGTGTCCCCGATGCGCGGACCCCACGACCGGTAGAAAAGCGTCTCGTCTACGGCTTCGCCGGAGTTGACGCGCTCCCCCTGCTCACACAGCGCGGCAAAGGGTCCATCGGGATCAGGTCCGGCAGTGGAAATCACAAGGAAGATTGGTTGATTCCGTGCGGCCGATCCCAGGGTCAGAGCGTCGAACAGGTCCGCCGACTTACTGAACGCGTATTCGTCCAGCGACACAGCGGAAGGGTTGAGACCCTGCTGCCGTCCGGCATCCGCCGAGACAACGCGATAGGTCGAATCCTTGAAGCGGATCACGTCCCGCTGAACGGTACAAACCGCGCTCAGCTTCGGGGACGCGTTCACCATCTGCTTAGCAGCGTCAAACACCATGCGCGCCTGATTACGGTCATTCGCGGCGGCAATGATCTGTCGCTGAGCGTCTGCCCGATCGGCAACCAAGTGGTAAAGCATGATGGCTGCCGCAAGCGTGCTCTTCCCGTTCTTACGGGCGACGCATACGCAAATCGTCCGGTGCTTCCGCACGTACTGACCGAACGGGTCACGGACTAGGGCGTACGCGTCAATGAGAAGAGCGCGCTGCCACGGCAGTAGCTTGAAAGGCTGGCCAGCGAACGAACCGGTGAGGTAACAGAACTTCTCAATCCAGTTGGCGACCCGGTAACCCTCGGAAGGGAACGGGGCATCCGCCGGAATGTGCCGCGCGATCACAGGATCAATGCCGGTCACGCGCTCACCCCTTAGAAGTCTTCGGGGCTCAGCGCCACCTTCCGGGCTTCCGCCGCCACAATGCCCAGACGCATTCGCGCCTCAGGCGTAAAGCCGATCACGGTCTCAATCGCCCGAAGTTCCTTCTCCGTCGATTCCACGTACCGCATGGCCGGATGCACTGCCGGTTGCCCGGTGCTGCCCACGGTCATGAGTCCGTCCGCGTCAACCGCGCTGAGCAGGTCCGCCCGCCGGTCGTGTAGTTCGCAGTACCGCATGATGATGTTGCGGTCCGTCTCAGGGCTGTACGCCCCGCTACCGGCTTGCCAGACCGCCCGCCACACTTCCTTGCCCGCAGACCCCAGTGAGGCCGGTACGCGCGGAGCACGCCCTTCGTAGACCACCGGGGCAGTTGGCTCAGCAGCCGTGTTCGCGTTGCCGGTCCGAAGATCCGGGCTCTTCGCTCTAGCCACCTTGCACCACCCTTCGGGGCTGTTAACAACCCCTTCCGGGCGGCAATCTCACGGGGCTTGATCGGGCTTCGCCCAGGTCCGACAGCGCGGAGGGGCGAAAAACGGGCTGACACCTAGCGTGCGTGTTTTGAGCTTGGGCCGGGATCGCCAGCGGGCTAGGTCTCTGAACTTTTGCCGGACCAAATCGGACACAGCAATTCAGAGACCCAACCCAATTAGAAAGGCGGACGGCTAGCCTGAAAGTCTTCGCGCGTCTTTGTCTTATGGCATGGACGGCAGAGCGCTTGCACGTTCGACACCACATCCTCACCACCCTTAGCAAGCGGAGTGATGTGGTCAATGTCAATGGCACTCGACAGGTAGACGAACCGGCAGCGTGCACACTGTCCCTCGCCTGCCTTGTTCACGGCAGTACGCATACGGGCAGCAGCGTTGTTCCCACGGGCGATAGCCTCACGCCGCTTGGCATGGGACGTACGCGTACGACTGGACTCATAGGTTCGGTAGTGCTCTTCGCACCGCCCCCTATGTGTAGCCCACCCCCTACATTCAAGGCACCGTGTACGCATCGCTGTGAAACCTAACGAGAAGTGGACCTACTCAATTGAGTAGGTCAGTGATTGTCCGCCGTGAGGGATTCGAACCCCCATGCCGTAAGGCACCCGGTCCTAAGCCGGGCGTGTCTACCATTCCACCAACGGCGGTTGTTGCTGACGTGGCAGGCTTCGATCCTGCGACACCCGGGTTAACGGCCCGGTGCTCTACCCGCTGAGCTACACGCCAAAGATTTAGGGTTACTCGCTTCCCGCTTACCCGGTGACTAGCCGGGAAGGTAGGGCCGGTTTCACCCAAGGTGCATGACGTCGTACCGGTCAGGGTCCTAGACACACACCGTTGCGCTTCGTACCGGATTTGAACCGGTGCATACCCGCTCGACAGGCGGGCGCTCTACCGCTGAGCTAACGAAGCATGGTGCCCACGCCCTACAACGGTCGGGAGAGGCGACCGGATAGCGTGAGCAGTGAGAGGGACGGGACTCTGTCCGCCGTATGGGATAGCCCGGAAGGGTGCGCGGTAAACCGCCCTCTACTTAGTAACTAGTGTGTCGATTGCCTAGTGAGTCGATTGCCTGCCCTGATGGCGTGTGACGCGGACCACGTTCGGGCCGGATGACGAAATGACGAAGTGGCGACCGGTTCCGGTTGCGTCTACAGAGACTAGTTATTTGTTTCTATAGGTGGTTCCAGGCTAATAGTCATTTCGTCACTTCGTCATGGTGTTGATTACTGAGGGTGTGATTGCTAGGTGATTGGTTACAGATTGTTCAGGGGCAATCCGCCCACGCGTCCGGCGCTGAAATTCCCGCTGTGTAGGTGCCTCACGCATCGCGCACGTTCGCTTACGCGGAGCGATCACCCGCCATACGACGAAGCCCCTGCCCGATTGCTCAGACAGGGGCTTGTGTGTCGCGGGTCACTCAGGGGCAGTCGCCCAGGTGATCTCAAGGCGGTCGGCAATGTCCATCCGCTTGAGGGAAGGTGCCTGCCGCACGGTCACCCGGTCCACCCATAGGGCGAGGAATTCGCGTCGCTCAGTGATGCCCCAGGACGCCCACACGGAGCCTGGGCCGATCGGGTCGGGGCTAACCGTCGCGTCATACCACTCGTCTACCGGCAGCGCGATAGCGGTTGTCTGAGCGGCTTCTAGTTCGGCGATTCGGGCACGGCACGTCTCTTCGGTCCGCTGCATGGCTCCCACGGCCTCAGCGAAGGCGGTACGGCCTACCTTGCCCGCGTAGAGCCCCGCGCGTTGGTCCGCGTAGATGTGGGCTAGGGATTCTTCCGTGTGGGCAAGCTGTGCCTGACACTCCTTCAGTTCCTGGGCCGTTCCGTCCGTGCTGATCTGTGAGGCGAACCGCCGGGCAGTCTCCGCGATCAGTGCGCCGTCCGCAGCGTCTTCCGGATCAAGGTTCAGCATCCGGGCGAAGACGGAACGCGCTACGTGGTCATCTGCCGCGTCTTCAAGCACGGAGTTAATCCGGTGCCCACCCATGAGCCTTCGGGCCTCAGCGGAGCGGCTACAGCGGTAGGCGGTGCGCTTTCCGGGCGTCGAGGCTCCGGCAGCAGTGTGGTTCGCTTCGCATTCGCAGACGAGAAAGTCCCACCCGGTGAGAAGGTGCGTTCCGCCGGTCGGAGCCTTCCGCAGACGTCGCCCGCTCTTCCCCATGGCTTCCTGCAAGACGTACCACTCAGCCGGAGTAATGATCGGGTCGTGTACGTGCATGGGCTGTCCGTCTTCCCCGCGCCGGATCACGAAGTTGTACGCGCCGGATGCCTTATCGGCCGCCATGCCAGCGATGCGCGGATCACGCAACACCCGGTGAACCTGAGTGCTTGCCCAGTGCTCCGCCACGGCAGGGACGTTGCTTTTCAGATTCTTGTACTTGCGTCCCTTGTGGGCTTCGCGCTGGGCAGGCGACGGGACACCGGCTTCGTTCAGTTCCTTTGCGATTGCGCCCGTGGTCTTGCCCTCAAGGGCGAGGGACTGCATGTGCCGGATTATCGGGGCTTCGGTCTCGTCCGGCACTAGGCGCACCCATGCCACGCCTTCGGCCGTAGCGGCCTTTTCCGTGCGGAATCCGAACGGCGGCGGTCCGGCAAGGTGCCCACCGGCCTTACGGGCAAGATCGCGGGTGTTTTTGATGTACTCCGATTTGCCGTCGCTCTCCTGCTTCGCCAAACCGGCGATGATGGCGAAAATGCCAATGCCTACCGGGTCGGACGTGTCTAGGTAGGGCTCACGGACGCTCACCAGGGCTACGCCGTGCTTGCGCATCTCGGCTTCAATGGTCATGGCTTCTAGTGCGCCCTGTCGGGTGAGACGCGAAAGCGTGAAGATCACTACGACGTCACATTTGCCTTCGCGGACCCACGACATCATTTCCTCGAAACCGGGCCGGATCACGGCGGGGTTCCATCCGGACTTTCCGGCATCCGTGAAGCACGCAACCGGATTGTAGGATCGGGCTTGGCACAGACCTTCGCCAGCGTCGCGCTGCATGGTCGGCGAAGCGGACGACCCGTCTTCGTTGAGCTTGGACTGTCGGCAGTAGATGACCGCGCGGGGCCAGTTGCCGGGCGGCGGGGGGACGGGCGGGTAGTAGTGCGCGTGCGCGGTGTCGGTCGCCTGAGTGAGTGTCTGAGTCACAGGGGGAGTTTCACACACTCGACCGAGTATGTGCAACACACCCCCTAAGGCTTCGGAGCCCGTACGCCCTGGGCCTCAAGCGTCTCCGCCACCTGGCCCACGGTCATCCCGGCCGCTAGCAGGCGCTCCACCTGCCGCACAACGGGCTCAAGGGCTAGGGCACGCTTCGCCCGGCGGTATTCGTTCATCTCGGCCCGGCGCTGCTCTAGGTAGCCCTCAGGGTCTTCCTTGCGGGCCGCTTCGCGGGCTTCCTGCACTCGGCGCGCGTGTACGTCTGGTCTGCTCGGCATACGACCCAGCGTAGGTCACGGCCCGGTACCGCCGACCGGCCCAGGTTCATACCGGCGGATGGTGGCGCGGGGCAAGGGTGCTGCCTACGGTGGACGCATGGACAGCGCGCGCAGACTCACCGGATGCCTAAGCCGGGCGGACGCCGATAGGCAATGGCATGAGCGCGTGAACAACCGGGATGCCCTGTTGCAGCCCGGGGAACGCGTTGCACGCCGCAAGTACGGGGACGGATACGCCCTGTACGCCGTTCCCAGGGACACAGACAGGGCGAAGCCCCGCTAAGCCGTGGCAGTCGCTTAGCGGGGCTCTCAGGGGCACTAAGGCAGCCTCACCGCCCCCCGCTGAGTCTCGCACCTATCGCACCCGCATTCGGGATATGCGACCGGGCAGAAAGACCGTGGCGGGCGACGGGCCGGAAATAGCTCCCGGGGCCGTACCTCGGTCTCTTCGCCGGTGACCGGATCAAGGCGGTACACGCGAATGATCATTCCGGCCATGAGACACGCTCCCGCGTTTCCTCAACCGCCAGCCATACACGGGCAAGGGTGCTCCCCGTTGTGCATGGCCGTTCCGGGCAGTCTGGGCAATGGCCCAGGTGCAGAACTAAGCGGGTGAATGACGCGGGGGGTGTGCGATAGGTGACGTCCGGCAGCGAGGGAGATTGGTGCGCCTCTTGAGACCCCACTGCCGGGGTTTCAAGCGACCTTCTCAGCGCGCGTGCGCTGTCCGCTTGGGTATCCATTCAGTTTTCCGTTCTCCGCTACGCGAAGCCCCTGTGAACGCCTCGCGTTCTGTCGCCCAGGGTAGACCCGTTTCCCCGTTTCGTGACAGGTGTTCAGCTCTCCGTTACTTCGTACGTGGCGTGCCCGTGCGTGACGCTGCTAGCTCCGGCGGCAAGGGAGTCTGCTCCGTCCATCGCGTCATCGCGCATCGTGTCGTTGCCGCGTAGGTGCCATCCGGTAGCCATGTCTTTGAGCGCCCGGACCAACTCGGCCCGCGTCCCTGTCTGATGTCCGTCCCTGAGTCCCATGCGGGAAGGTTACCCACGGGCTCAGCACACATCGCGGAAAGAGCCAACGTCCCGGCCACGCTCCCACCACGGCGCATCGGACACGGCCGAGGCACTTTGGGCCAGCGCCCGCAGCTCCGGGGGCAAGTCTTCGGGCTCCGGCCACAGGATGACCGGCGGAGCGGCAGGGACGAAGACACGCGCCTTCGGGTGCCACGCGTACTCGGCCATTCCCAGCACGCGGCCCGTGAACCTGCCGTGAGCGGTCAGCCGGAACCGGGCAGCGCCCCGCACGTCGGTACTCCGTGAGATCAGCGCCCCGTAAATGGCCATCACGGACTCAAGGTCTTTGCCCCGGTACACGGCCTCAGTGCCGATCGGGTTGTCCCCCCTGGGCAGCGCCCAACGCCACCGGCCGTGGCCCATGTCTTCGGGCAGCCCTAGGCAGATGTTCACGGTTGCCGTAACGATTCGGACCATGACCAGCGCCTACCCGCCACGGTGGCCGGAAACCTTCTACCGGGGCAACATTGGCCCCATGTCGTCCGGCACCCTCGCCTGAGCCTCAAACAGTGCCCAGGGCTCCCCGTGGGGCTCTAGGGCTCCCGTATGCACGTCAAGCCACCATGTGTCACGGCCCAGGAGATTGCCGCTCACAGTGCCGTACGCGGACAGGTTGAACCCTTCCCAGCGCTCCCCCACCAGCAGGCGCGCGACGATCGGCCCCCAGGCCCGGAACACGGCAACAAGCTCAGCGGAGTTGTACGCGAAGTCTCGGCCGATCTCAGGCGTGTCCGGGTGCGGCCCCCACACCCAACCGTCTCCGCTGAGCAGGGGCGTTGGCACGCACAGGAACAGGCGCACGGTGTGCGTGTTGGCTACGAACGCCCTTGACATGCTGCCCCCCGGGCAAAGTGCGTGTGTGATGCAGGTAAAGAGAGTGTCAGGTCTACGCGCGTAGGTTGTCAAACTTTCAAGGTGTCCGTTTCGTAACAGTTACACCACGGTTCTGCCACAGAGTGAACACCCGTTCACCCAACGCAAAAAGGACCTACTCAATTGAGTAGGTCCCTCAGGTGGTGCGCCCCGCGACTACTGGCAAGGGATTACGCGGGTGATGGTGTACGGCCATCCGTAGGTGCCAGCCTTCGCGGACTTCTCGGCGCGCGCCCGGTCAGTGATGTAGCCAAACCCGGTCCGGTGCCATTCGCCGTCTTTCTTGATCCACACGGCCCACACGGGAGACTTGCCGCCCTTCGCCTCACGAATGTGGTCTTCGCCGTTCGGGTGTGCGATCACGTATTCCGGGCGCTTCGTGGCCATGGTCCCTGCTCCGTTCGTTCGTTCCTGCCAACAAGAGAATTCAACCATGCGCGCTGTCCAGAAACAAGCGAAGGGACCTACTCAATTGAGTAGGTCCCACCTTGATTCCGTCACGCGGCCGAACCGTGGTTCTCCCCCCGGCAAGAGCAGTCACAGGAACCGCGCCTAGCGTTCGTGCACCGGCCGTCGCACACCTTCTCCGGGTTGTAGGTGGCGGTCAGGGGCTCCACGCGCATCGGGCCGTGAGCGTCGCACCAAATCCCCCGGCGGCGCATCGGAGCCTCAATCCCAGCGGGCCGGAAGTACGCCGCGTTGTAAAGGTTCTCAAGGCCGTTGTCCGTGCGGATGACCGGCGCTCCCCCGGCAACCGGGGCGAGGAACGGCTTACGCGCCTTGCAACCCTTGTGCTCGCAGTAGGCGAAGAATCGCTCAGCCATGGTGTCCGCCCTTCGTCGTGTTCGTGCTTACGTGGCCCAACCTACTCAATTGAGTAGGTGTCCGCAAGCGGCGTGAACATCCGGGTGAACTCTTCGAGCGTCCGCCGGTTGGGCCACCCGGAAGCGCACCACGTGTAGTGCACGTAACCGGCCGCCACACGGTCAACGACTACGGCAAGAGTGCGTGAGCGGGCCGCACGGGTCCACACGCTGTCAGGCTGAACGGTCATGGGTGCGTACTCCCGGAGTAAGTGAACGTGACGCGCGGTCGGGTATCGGGTTGGTGCACAGCGCAGCAGATGAGCCACACCGCCAGTAGGGCCGTAACGCCCCTCATGCTGCCTCCCTGGGCCTAGCAAGGCAGGGACGGGATAAGTACCCGTCCCCACCTAGAAAGGCTCTTAGATGCCCGCTCCGGCGCTTACAGCCCACGCCTGAAAGTCCAGCGGGGCATAGTGCCCGTCCGTGGCCCCGATGCCGTCCGAGATGTACCGGCCGTAAGCCTCGCTCAGCTTCGGCGTGCGCTCGATCGCGCGTCCCTCCATCCGCTCACGCATGGCCGCGAAGTACGCCGCCCGCTCCGCCCGACGCTGCGAAACCTTGCCCATGGGCTTCGGGGCCTCAGCCTTGACCGGTTCGGCCGTCCACTTCTCGGAGATGATCCGGGCGGTTCCGGTGACGTACTCCGTGCCGTCCGCGTCGATGATCACTACGTCTACCGTGTAGTGGTTCGGGCCGATCAGGCGGCTTCGGTACCCGGCAACGGTGCCGGTCACAACCTTGTAGGTCTTGTTCTTCGTGCTGCCCGTGTGCGCCGTAACCGTGTGGATCATGGTGTCCGTCCCTTCGTCGTGTTCGTGCTTACGTGGGAGAACCTACGGCATGGCGTAGGTGCACGCAACCCACCTACTCAATTGAGTACGTCCCCGGAACGCAAAAATCCCCCATACCGGCGGCAACCGGCAGGGGGATTCCTGTACTGCGGTTCGGGCTTACGCGGTGGCGTTGAGGCTGGTCACTGCTGCTGCCAGCGCCCTAGCCTTGCCTTCCTTTGAAGCCCCAACCTCCCGGAGCATGACCGACCCGTCCGCCCCCTCAATCGTCACGAAAAGCTTCGTCGTGTCCTTCTTGAGCGCAAGCGCGAAGATCCCCGTTGTCAGCACGCGGGTTGCCGTGATCCGTCGCGCCGCCTCTCCCCGGTCCACCGTGACCGTTGCGCCCTTTACCGTGACGTCCGGCTGTCCCATGAGCTTAAACACGCCATCCTTGACGCGAATCCCCAGGCAACCGGCATTGAGCTTTATCGGGTCGATCGGCATTTCTTTTCCCCTCCTGATTACGGAACGTGCCCGCTCAGCCTACAGGATTGCGCCCAATTGTCTATAGAGACTTTCGGCCGCTTCCCTGTTGACGTGCAGCTTTGTCCCGCCGGTTACCCGACCCGCCCGGCGGAGGATATCCAGCGTTATTGTCTTGACGCCGTCTTCCGTACGACTCGGAATAGCGCGCGCCTCATTGCATAGCGCAGAGACATTGATTTCCCGTTCCATGTGCTTCCCCTTTGTGCCCAGGACATCACTATGCCGGTAACGCCGAAAGCCGGACATCACCCCGAAGGATGATGCCCGGTAACGGTTGCGCCTACTGCGGAGGAACGGGGCCAGGAACGGGCACGGTCGAGACCTGAGGCACACCCACGGGCACGGCGGGCGGAGCGGACTCAGTGCCGATCAGGGAAGGGTTCGCGTAGGTGTCCACGAAGTCCGGGGCGGGTGCAGCCTCAGCGGGGCCGACGTTGCCGACAGGGGCCGCATGGTCGCCCAGCACGGCCAGCGTGTCAGCGTAGGCGCTCTTCGCCTGCTCTATGGCGGTCATGACGTCGTGGGCATGGTGCAGCGCGTCCACGATCGCGGGGAAGCCCTGGGCCACGTCGTCCGGGTGAATCAGGGTCTCAGTGTGCTTGACCAGACTGGACCCGAAGACCTTGAGCCACCGGGCCTTACGGATGCTGACTTTGTAGAAGCCGAACGCGTCCGACTCGACCCGGTAGAAGAGCTTCCCGGCAAGCGCCGGAGCACCGTGCGCCACTAGGTCAATGTCATGCTTGATACTCAAGGGTTCTCCTTAGTTGTCTTCGCCGATAAGGAACCGGGCGTAGCGCTGAGCGAATTCCGCACGCTCCCGGAAAGTCGCGCCGTCCATGAACCCACGGGAATTCGTGGCTACCTTCGTGACGTGCGCTATGCCGATTTCCAGTGCCTCAGCCCTGGTCAGTTCCCGCGCTGCCATGAGTCCGGGATCTTCGCTCACTGTGTGTCCCCTGCCAGGAATCGGGCCAGCGAAACGACGTCGTCACAGTAGAGACCTTCGGGCCACTCGACCCGCCGTGCGACGCCGTAGGCAATGCGGAAGATATCCATGCGCTCAGCGATGAACCGGGCCTGTTGGTCAGCCGGTCGCCACGGCGGGGGCATGTCCGGATCGGGCTTCACCACGTGCGGACCCGCTCACCGAGAAGCTGTGACCTGAGAGCCTGCTCAGCCGGAGTACCGAAGCGGCTAGGCGGGGCCGTGCGCGCCTTCGGCCGGTTGGCCTGAGTGACCCGCTCCGACTCTTCGAGAAGCCACGTAGCAAGCTCCCGCGCCTGAACCGGGGTCATCTTCGCCCGGTCGCCCGGAACGGCAATCGAGATGTGCGCCGGTTCCTTGTCCATGGTCCATGCCAGCACGCGGCCCGTGTCCGCCGTCAGAGTTGCGGTGGCCTTCTTCTCTACGCGAATCGTCATGTGCTCTCCCTAGTCCGTGAGATCCGTGGTGCCGATAAGGGTTACGTGGTTGCGGTTGATAAGCGTCTGCCCGTATTCGCCGGTCCGTGCGTGCTCTTCGGGAACTTCGTACTCAAAGACCTTGAAGCCGTGCGCGAAGAGCAACACCCGGTATTCGTGCTCAAACCAGCCGTTCAGCGCGTACAGCGAATCGAAGCCGCAGTGTTCGGCGTCGCCAATCCCGGTAAGCATCCGGTCCCATTGCGGGGACGGGTGCCGGTCGTCGCAGTGCGCGTAACGCATTTCGTTGAACGCGTCCGCCGTCGATTCCGGAAGCCCCCCGCTTGTGTACGGGCCGGAAGGGAATCCGTTCCGGTCTTTCGCTGTCGCGTGTGCTACTCGCCAAACCCGCATGGTCTCTCCCACCATGAGTGCTTGTGGTGCTTCGTGCGTGCCCGTAACGGGATTCGAACCCGCGTTTCCCCTCGCGCGTCGGGGGCGTCCTACCGCTGAACGATCCGGGCAGAGGGGCCGAAGCCCCGTTGTGCTAGTTGAGGAAGCGGGCCGGAGTGGTGCGGCTTCCGGTAAGCCGGATCGTCGTTGCCCCGTGATAGGCCGTGAGCGCGTCCGCGTGGCGAAGGGTCCGGAGCACGTTGCTTGCGTGCACCCCGCTGAGTCGCGCAGTGCTGATCACGTCGCCCGCCGGGTTGCTGGTGACGAACTCCGTGTCGTCGCCGATCTGAAAGGTGCGGACCGTGCTGCCATCCGACAGGTTGTAAGTGTCGAGAGTCGCCATTGCCGTTCTCCGTTTCGCTGGTCTCACTTAGGGGCTAGGGGGTCGATTGCCTGCCGCTTACGGCTGGCGTCCCACGTTCTTCGCGGCAGCCTCAGTCAGTTCCGCAGCGTGCTCCGGCGACGTCGCCACGGCCTTGACGTAGCGCTTAGCGAAGGACTTGAGCCCCTTCGTGCGGGCCGGGCGGAGATTGGTAACGGCGGTGCCCAGGAAGGCGGCAAGCTCGGCGTCCCGGTTGTCCTCACGGCCATAGCCGAAGTCCTCAGCGCCGCCGATACCGAAGCTGTGCCGGATGACGTCGCGCTGTCCCTGCCCCATGACGTCCAAGATCGCGTTAACGATCGCGTGCTTACGGCGGGAGTCTTCGGCCGTGTAGTCACCCGGCTTGAGCAGGTCTTCCGGGATGCCCAGTGCAGACGCGAGGGTGTGGGCAATGGTGCCTTCGTCGTCCGTGTCCGCGTCGTTGGGTGCGAACGCGTCCAGAGAGTCAGTGCCCTGATAGGCAAGCCGGGCAGCGTTCGCGCGGTCAGCGCTCAGGCGACGACCCTTAGGCGGAACGGTCTGACACAGCTTCTCGGCAAGGTGCGCGTCACTGTCGGCAAGCTCAAGCATGTTGGCGAAGACCTTGAGCGCGTCCGCGTCTGCACCCGGGGTCCGCTCATCCCGCACAGCGTCCATGAGGCGGCGCTCCACGGTGGTCCAGACGAACCCGTAGAAGGAATCGACGCTGTCGCCCTCGAAGCGGCTCAGGGACTCCCACACGGCCACACGGCCGATCTGTGCAAACTCGTCCACGTGGTCAACGGCGCGCTTGGAGCCGTCCCGCATCCGGCTTGCCGCCCGGTTGGCCAACGCCATGATCCGGGTTTCGGTCGCCTTGATCACGTCCGTGGTGGCGTTCAGGTCGTTGCCCTGGGCAGCGCGGATGGTGTCGAGAGTGAGGCTGTCAGACATGAGCGTGTGTCCTTCCGGTTGGTCTCACTCGGAAGTGAGTGAGTCGATTGCCCGGAAGGGGCTCAGTGCGTGTGGCCTAGGTCACAACCTGTTTCAGGCATGGGGGTGCCGTAAGAGGTCATGCGGTGAGACGCGACGAACCAAGCCCTACCCGGGCGGTTGCTTTGAACGGGGCTTGATCAGGGCTTGCCGTCGCTGCGATGTGGTGAACCTACGTCCGTGCGTAGGTGCACGTCTACGAAGGTTTGAGTACGTGACAACGGACACGGTGTGTAGGTTGTGTGCGTTTCGAAGGTGAGACCCGGGGTCAACCTTCGGGATGAGAAGTTTGATCTTGGATACCGGGCCGTAACCAACAACATGCAAGGTGCACGCGTTCGACACCCCGTCAGAAAAAAGCTCTAAAGAATCTTGGTCCACAGACCTACTCAATTGAGTAGGTCACGCAACGCAAAGAGCCCCGCCACCCGGAGTAGTCATCCCAGGTGACGGGGCTCACAATCTGACTAGAAGTCAGCGCCGTAGAGACTCCCCCACGACCGACCCTTGATCTCCCCACCGGCCACGATCGGCACACCAAACAGGTCAAAGGTCATACAACGCTCAATCTCGCGCACGATGTCCTGAGCGTCGGCAGCCGGAGCGGACCCGACCACTTCGTCATGGATCGGCAGCCGGAGATAGTCCAACAGTCCCGCATCCTCCATGTTGATAAGGGCTTGCCCCAGACAGTCACGGGCAGCGCTCTGGCAGGCGTAGTTCACAACGGCGTAGGTCCGGTGCCGGTCAAGGGGCATCCGCCGCCCAGTGACCGAGACATGCACCATGCCCGTTTGGTACGCCTCACGCTGCCACCGGGCCGACGCACGCTTGATCTCCGGAAACACCCGGTCGTACTCAGCGAACGCGCGCCGGATCTCATCCTCTTCCGCACCGGTCTGACGCGCGACCGTGCCAACCCCGCCGCCGTACACCTTGCCGAACCCGGCACCCTTGAAAATCTTCCGGTGCTTCGGAGTGGCGTCAATGCCCTTGATCAGTTGCGCCGTGTACAGGTGGATATCAAAATCCGACCCGCCCGACTGGAATCCCTCTTTCATCCGCTTGACGTCTGCCAGCGCCGCCAACACGCGCATTTCGATCGCCTGAAAGTCCACGGAGAACCAAAGCTCACCGGGCTCCGCCAGCAGCGCGCGACGGATCATCCAATCCGAAGACGGAAGAGTCTGTAGCGCCGGACGCGTGATCGACATACGGCCCGTGCGTGCAGCCATAGAGCCTATGAACGGGTGAATCCGCCCGTCCGCGTCCATGGTGTCAAGGAAGGTGTCCGCGTAGGTGGTGCACCACTTGCCCG